TGCAGTACCAGAAGGGGCAGCTAAAATTTAGTGAAGCGGCCAACCTGCTGCAAATATGCCGCGATCTTGACAACGTACAGCAGGACAAGACGAGTGTCATTATCCCGATGGTTGTGGATTACTGGTCTAGGGACGATTTTGTAAGCTAATGCCCGTTATCTCAAATGAAGTGCTGGATGACCCGTTGATACTGGACGGGAACAACAGCTTTGTAGGCGGTCAGATCAGCGCATCCCGCGCCAACCTGATACCGGGGAATGCTTATGTGGAGGGCAAGAACATTGACCTTGATGAGTTCGGGAATGCCGTGACTCGCCGTGGCACAAGCCTTTCTCTGGGGTATCTGGTGTGGGAAGATGCAAGTGTGGACTGGGAAGATGAAGATGCACTGTGGGAGGGGGTGGTTGCTCCCATCCTTTCCCTTGGATATTTTGACACGGGCAGCTTGGAGTACCTGATGATTGCTGACGGGTCGTATTATCTGAAGGCCGCTACCGAATCGGGTTCATATACCCCTCTCACGGGGGCAACCTTTGCTACTGGGGCCAAGGTTAGGTTTGCACAGTTGAATAGCCGGATGTATTACACTGATGGAGTGGCTGACCTGCGTTATATCAGGGGAAGCGTTGACCCGCTGACAGCCGAGACAATCACAGCGGGTCAAATCAGCAGCATAAACATTTCAGAAGGAGGCAGCGGTTATATTGCAGTGCCAACTGTAACGATTGCTGCCCCCTCGGCAGGAGACACGGCGACAGGGACAGCGGTGCTTGGTTATGGTGGGTCAGTTGTTAGTGTGACCATCACTGACGAGGGAACGGGGTATGACAAGGACGCCCCACCCGCTGTGACCTTCACAGCCGCCCCAACAGGCGGAACAGACGCAGTAGGGACTGCCAATGTCTCTCAAACGCCCAGTAAACCTAAATTTATTGTAACCCACACCAACAGACTGTTCGCCACCAGCGCAGATACGGCTGTTCCGGCTGATACCTTGTATTGCAGCGAGATATTGGACGGAGATGCTTGGGATTTGGCGGGGGACAACCTTCGGATCGGTAATGACCGTGACCCCATCACTGCCCTGATGCCCGGACAGAACTTTGACCTGTATGTGTTCAAGGAGAGAAGCATTTACAAGGTCAACGCCGATCCCACCCTCAAGGTATCCCAATGGAGCATCAAGCTCGTCAATAACCGGACTGGGTGCGTGGCAGACGGGACAGTTCAGCAGGTGGGCGCGGATATTATGTTCTTATCCCGCGATGGCGTGAGGTCTTTGCAATCCATTCAGGCTGGCACGGAAACGGATGTCTCGTTGCCCGTCAGCCGCAACATTAACGACTATATCGGGCGAATCAATCAGGCTGCGGTCAGCACTTGCACAGCAATTTACTGGCGGAATCGTTATATGCTTTCGGTTCCTTTAGACTCCGAAACAAGCCCGAATGTTGTGCTGGTCTTTAACCTGCTTGCGGGTGCGGGATCGGGCGCGTGGTGCGGTCATTGGTCTGGATGGGAGGCGAGAGACTTTGTTATCAGCGCGTTTGACGGGGAATTGAGGCTGAATATTGGGACGCAGAACGGGGAGGTGTATACTTGGGATGACACTACCCCGGAAGATGCCACCACCGTTGCGGACTACATGGACGGCCCGTCAACCTACGAATCCTACATCAAGACCCGCGCCTATACATTCGGGGAAACGTGGGGAGACAAGATAGGGTATTCCACACAATTTAACTTTGGAAACATCCACACGGACGCAATCACGGGGGACATCAGCTATTATAAGGACTTGTCTTCCGTCGGGGCTGATTTAGATGCAAGCCTTTCCCTCCCCGCCTCCACCAATTTGATTCGCAAGGGCTTCAATATGTTGAGTAAGGGAAGATTTAACCAGTTACAGTTTAAGGTGAAGGCAGATGGCGGGAGGCTTGCCCTGCATTCAGTCCAATCAAGTGCCTTCGGACAACCAATAGACCCTGAAGTATGAACACCCTAGATGCCATGTCAATCTGGATAGCGAGTTTGTTCAGGCGGCGTCTGGATCATTGCAAGGATTGGCCCCAGCAAAGGTTGTTGGATTGGGTCAAGTGGTTTGTCGTCAAAGATAGATACTTGGTGTCGGTCAGGGAAGGTAAGCTGGTGGGCGCGACTGTGCTGCGTTATGTTAATAACGAAGAGGAATGCCGGACAGACTACTGCGACACAGGCGGAAAGATTTGTTATGTGGATGCTACTGTGGCAACCGAGCCGGGTGTGATGAAGGAAATGTATTCGCAGATGTGGGAAAGATTTGGAAAAGACTGTGAGTTAATCGCTTGGGTTCGGCCCAAGCATCTTAACAAGATAATTTGTGTGCCAATGGTCAAGGCACGAAGGCGTTTAATCAAGGAATAGATCATGGGCAAACCTAGCGTACCAGTCGCACCAACACCACCCAGTCAGCGGGAGATAGCCGAAGCCACCATTGAGACTGCGGGTCACATGGCGCGTCTGCAACGGGCGATGGAGTTTGGCGAGGAACTTCTCAAGTACAAGACCAATGAGGATGGGAGTAGCGTTCGTTATGAGCGTGTGGCTACTGAAAGGCCCAAGGATTACGAGGCGATCTACTCGGATCAGGAGATCAATACAAGCGGCCCTGCCAGCGTTCGCTGGTCTGGGTCAACGGCGAAATTTGATTCAAACGGCAAGTTGGAGAGCGATATTAAACTTCCTGTCCGTATCGCTGGTAGAGACAAATACGAAAAAAAGACGTTCCCGAAAGGCACTCTATGGTCAGAGCTTTCCCCCATTGTGAAAGACAGTGTGGGCCTTGGCGGAGGCGCAGATTTTTCAGGACAACAGCCCATTAAAACAACTGTCAAAACCCTGACAGGTTACGAGTCTCCCTCTGGCGAGGTGGTCAAGGCCAACCAGTATTTCAAGATCACAACTGACGCAGACGGAAACCTTGTTAGCAGGACAGTGACGGAGCGCGATGAGGCTCTGGACGTTGATTTCACGGGGTTGGGCGACATAGACCGCGCCTTGAAGCGGTGGGAATTTGAGAAGAAAACCTCGCCGGAAGTAGCGGATCACCTGCTGAAGTTGGCTAGGGATAAAGGTTTAGCAGAAGACGGCTTTATTGATACAGCCGTTGAGATGCTGGAGAGATCAGACCCCATAGGGGCCGAGGTACGCAAGTTAGCCGGGACATTGGCGCGTGACTATAAGCCGGGAGAACTTCCTACCCTAGCAGGTCTTGAGACTCTGGCTGGGCCGCAGTTATTGGAGAGGATCGGGGTCACACCGACTCTGCCGGAGATTGCCGCAGGAGATATTCCTGACTACGAACGGGCGGGGGCTTTCGGGGCGTTGGACAGGCTTGGTGCTGTACCCACGCTGGAGGAGTTACAGAGAGGCGAAGCTCCGGGACTGGAACGTGCCGGAGAGATGGAAGCCTTGAGACGGGCAGAAGCGGCTCCCGCGTTTGGCGAGGTAGGTGCTGCTCCGGGCGTGGAGAGAGCTGGAGAGATGGCTGCTCTGGGCCGGATTGGTGCTGCGCCAACCTTGGGAGAATTGGCGGCTGGGCCGGGGCTTGAACGTGCCGGGGAGATGGCGGCATTGGACAGGATGGCTGCTGCACCCACCCTGCGGGAAACAGTCGGTGGGCCGGGGCTTGAGCGAGCGGGAGAGATGGGTGCGCTCCAGAGATTGGGTGATGCGCCGGGGATGGAACGCGCTGGAGAGTTGGGTGCGCTGGAACGCGCAGCAGCGATGGATGCGCTTACGCGGCAGGACAGATTTGGTGGGTTTGAGCGGGCAGGGGAACTGGGTGCGCTGGAACGTGCCGGGGAGATGGCCGCTTTGGAGCGTAGAGGTGCTGCTCCTACGTTGGGAGAAATGGCAGCGGGGCCAATGCTGGAACGTGCTGGGGAACTGGACAGGTTTGAGAGGTTGGGGAAATTTGGCGGGTACGAGCGGGCGGGGGAACTTGGCGCACTTGAACGTGCCGGAGAGATGGCCCAACTGGAAAGAAGGGGAGCCGCTCCCACACTGATGGAAATGGCAGCAGGGCCGAGCCTTGAGAGGGCCGGAGAGATTGGTGCTTTACAGCGGTACGAGGCGTTCGGGGGACTTGAACGCGCAGGGGCAATGGGCGACCTAGAGCGGGTGGGCGCAATGACGCCGCTTGAGAGGGCTGGGGCTGCGCCTGATCTTGAAGAATTAACCATAGATGAACTTACGCTTGACCCTGAATCAATGGCGAGAAGGAGATACGCCGAGGGACGATTTGCGGAGCGAGCCGAGTCGGGCAGAACCGGACGCTTGATGGCAGAGGAAGCCAGCAGGATCGCCAGAGGCAGGGCTGCTGCCACCGGGAATATCTTTGGGGGTGGAGCGGTTATTGAGGAAGCAAGAGCCGTGCGTCAGGCGGAGGATGTTGGTCAGCGTCAGGCGATGGGTGATTATATGTCCTTCCTCCAGTCAGGCCAGACGGCTGCTGACTACGAGGCACAGGTGAGCGGGGAGAACCTGCGGAGAAGAGCAATGGGCATCGCGCAGCGCGGTGGCGTAAGACAGGCAGAGTTTGGTATGGGTCTGCAAAGGTTGGGCGCAGATCGTGAGGCTGCGTTACAGGAGAGAGCCGATGAGCTTGGCGGGGTTGCCCAGCGTAACGAGTCAGAGGAACGCGAGTATCGGGCTGCCTTACAGACCTTGGATACCAACCGTCAGGCTGTGTTGCAGGAGTATGGACTGGAGGCGCAGAGGCGTTCGTTTGCTAATGAGCAGTCCTTACGCGAGCGATCAGACCAGCTTGCTGCTATCGGCCAGAGATCAACGGCAGAGCAGACCGAGTACGAGAATTTACAGAACCAGCTAACCCAGATCAATGTTTCCCGTCAGGCACAGTTCGGGATGGGCGGCGAAACCCTAATGGCAAACCGCCAAGCGCAGTTGCAGGAGAGAGCCGATCAACTCGCAGCAATCGGTCAACGCACTACTGCGCAGCAACAGGAATATCAGGCGACACTTACGTCATTGGCACAGCGCACCGCTGCTGTCGGTGGCGAGTATGGCTTTGAAGCCCAGCGTGTGAGCCAGCAAAACGAAGCTAGGTTACGAGAACAGGCTGCGAGTTTGGAGTCCATTGCATCCAGAACCTCGGCGCAACAAGCGGAGTATGTGAACTTGCAAAACCAACTGGAGCAGATCAATGTCGCTCGTCAGGCACAGTTCGGTATGGGTGGTGATGTCTTGGCCTCAAACCGTCAGGCACAACTTCAGGAGAGAGCGGATCAGCTTGGGGCAATCGGTCAACGCACAGCCGCACAGCAACAGGAGTATCAGGCTGCGTTACAGGCCATGTCCCAGCGCAACTTGGCTGGGGGTGAAGAGTACGGGCTGGAGTCTCAACGGATTGGGGAACTTAACCAAGCGAGATTGCAGGAAAGGGCAGACCAACTGGGAGCAATCGCCCAGAGAACAGCGGCTCAACAGCAGGAATATCAGGCGACACTTCAGTCGCTTTCGCAGCGTAATGTTGCTGCAACAACCGGGTACGGCATGGAGGCTCAACGGGTTGCCCAGCAAAACGAAGCTGCCTTGCAAGAACGATCTGACCGACTGGGCGCAATCGCCCAACGCACCGGGGCGCAGCAGCAGGAGTTCCAGAATTTACAGACTGAATTGGATCAGATAAATGCTGCCAGACAGGCGCAGTTTGGCATGGGTGGCGAGGTCTTGGCGTCAAATCGTCAGGCGCAGTTACAGGAAAGGTCAGACCAGTTGGGCGCGATAGGGCAGCGCACAGAAGCCGAGCAACAGGAATATCAAAACCTACAAGCCCAACTCTCCCAGATCAACATGGCCCGACAGGCGCAATTCGGGATGGAGGCGCAGGGACTTGGAATCAATCAACAGGCACAGCTTGCCGAGCGGGGAGCCGCGATGGAGGCACTCGGTCAGCGTACTGGAGCGCAACAGCAGGAGTACCAGAATATTCTGGCGCAGGTTAACCAACAGAACATGGCTCGTCAGGCGACCTTCCAAGCTGACATACAGGAGGCGGGATTTGATAACGAAGCGAAGATGCGCGAGCGCACAGATCAACTGGGCGCAATAGCCCAGCGCACATCACAGGAGCAACAGGAGTTTGATAATCTTTCACAGATAGTAAGCCAGATAAACCAGACTCGCGGAGGCCAGTTTGGGATGCAAGCCCAACAGCTTGAGGTTAATACCGCTCAACAGTTGCGGGAACGGGCTGATGAACTTGCTGCTCTAGGTCAGCGCAATCAGGCGCAGGAAGCCGAGTATCAGGGATTGCTTGCTGCCGTTGGGCAACAGGCGCAGGTACGTCAGGCTCAATTCGGTCTGGGCTTGCAGGGTGTCCAGCAGCGGAACGTAGCTGCCGAGTCGGATTTTGCGAGGGAACAGGCAGCGATGACGCAGCGCAATCAAGCCGCGCAACAGGCGTTCGCGGGCGCGATGCAGAAGACGATGAGTGAGGAGCAGTTGAAGCAGCAGCAGATGGCTAATCTTCAGAGCTTCTCCGGGTTGGCTCCGGTCGCAGGACAGTTTGGGGCATTACAGGGAGCGGGATCAGGAGCCGGGATAGTCTCGCCTGGTGTGCAATATCAGCCCACTAATGTAATGGGATTGATTCAGGGACAACAGCAACTTGGGCAGCAACAGTTCAACACCCAAGCAGGAATGTGGGGTCAACAGGCGGAGATGGCTATGGCTCCCAGTGGGTTTGGGCAGCTTGCGGGTACGGTTGTGGGCGGTTTGGCAGGAGGGCCGTTCGGGGCGTATTTGGGGGGGGCAATGTTCCCCAAGACAGCGGCAATAATAAAGGGGAATAAATAATTATGGCTGATTTTTGGGCAGGAGTAGCAAAGGGATTCGCGCCAGCTTACGAGAGCGCGAGTGCGAGGCGTATTCGGGCCGAGGAGCGGGAGGAAATCCGTCTGGCACGCGAAAAAGCTGCTGCTTTGGCGGCATCACAGTGGGAGGCACTGAAGGCGGAGAGGGAAGAAGCGTTTCAGTTCAAACAACAACAAGCCCTTGAAGCAGCAGGGGAGAGGGAAGAGGCGAGATCATTAGCCGGGATGCAGTACGAAACCGAACAGACGCGCCTAGATCAGAAAGCCGCCATAGATAGACAAGTTAGAGAAAAAGCAGAGCAGCAAAAGCTGGAAGATATTAGGGGCAAATTAATGCTCACAGGCACTCCGCAACAGCAAGAAGGCTTAATGGGAATAGGCGGCGTTCCGATGCGGGGGTTGGAGCCAGGAATGGATGCGCGTACCCTTGGCCCCACCCCAGAGGAATTACAAGGATTGAAGAGGGGCAAACTTGTCCAAGCTCAAATGAAGGCAACCGACTTGCAAAAAATTAAGGAGGAAGCGGAGAAAAGAAGATTAGATGAAGCGAGAACAGGAAGGGAGAAGATGATGGAAACATATCAAGCTCCGAAGTTGCCCACGGCCCCCACCCTGCACGCAAGGGTGGAGGAATTGGTGAAAATCATAAACAACCCCGACTCCACACCTCCAGAGAAGGCAGAAGCGCAGCAGATTTTGGATAAATTAAAGCCAGCGGCAGCGGGTTCTGCTGAAACAGCATGGCAAGCACAGGAGCGGTACGTTCGCACAATCAACGACCCCGAAGCCTCTCTTCCAGATAAGCAATTTGCTCAACAAATGTTAGACAGAACTGGGGGGCTTACGTTTGAAGTTACCGACCCCGCAACGGGAATTACAACCTTGAAAGTGGGGAGAGCGGCAGGGGCAGGGGCGAAGACGCCTGAACCAAACGCAATGGATATAGCACAGGTTTTGCTCGGAAGATTGCGAAAGGGATTTAATGAAGATAATCCTCAAATAGGCTGGATTGCGTCCGTGAAGCACGGTCTTTTTGATGATATAGCAGGTCAATTTATGATAAAAGCTTGGGCTGACCCAGACAGGATTGCCTATAGACAATTGGTTAATGAGTTTTCAAGAAAATATGTTTTGGCCCTGAATGCACCGGATTATCGCCTATCAGACCATGACGCGAAAATTCTGATGCCCATGGCTCCGGGCGTCAACGATTCGCCCTATCTATTTAAGAAAAAATTAGAGACAATTGATCGCAAGATGGGGATTTTAACGAAGTTCCGAGATGCTTATAAGGGTAAGAAGAATATTTGGGGCATGAGTCTCAAGGAAGTTATGAATGCCCGCAAGCCGAAGGGTCAAGGCGGAATACCGGGTATGAATGATGAATTGGCTGCATTCATCCTGTCAGAGAAGCACGGGTTACAAGGATTCGCCGATCCAGATAACCCGGATTTATCAGGCGATGAGGTTACACAAATCCGCGAGAGAAACGCAAAGGCGGTTACCGACTTCCAAGAGAACGTAAGGCGATTGCAGGAGAGCGGCGACATCACAGATAATGAGGCATTTTTCCTATATCGCTCTGTCTTTAAGAACCCAAATAGATAAGAGGGAAAACTATGGCTGATGACATTAAAAATCCACCCGCATTAACCGACGAACAAATCCAGCAGATAATTAAGGCCAACAGGGAGGGCCGTCCACTTGATATTACCAAAACATTCAGTGATGAGTTTGGCATGGGCGGTGGAGAAAAGGAGGTTGTGGAATACATGGGGAGCGGAGTCACCGAGCGACAACTCCATGAGTTGAAGGCGAAGTTTGGCACGGAAGGGGTGGAGCTAGACCCGCGTGGTCTTCCGGGTCACTACCGTGGATTAGTCGGCCTATCGTCAACACCTGGCGATAAAGAAGCCATGTATAAGCATTTGTTCGGCAAGAATAATGTTAAGCCAATTGGAGGAACTGGGAGGTACATAATTCGGGTTTGGCGAGGGGGGAAACCCGTGGATGTTCTGGACGACGAACCCTCATTTACCATGAGAGACATTAGCGACTTATCAGGTCTTGTTCCTGAAGTGGCGACATCTCTGGCACTTTATATGAAGAAAATTCCCAAAGCTAGTGCAGCGGGGTTACTGGCGCACGTTGGGGCTGCGGCTTGGGGGGCCATAGGGGGTCAGGCAGCAGGTGGGCTGAAGGATGCTGCGTTGCGATACGCGATAGATGAACCCATTGGCTGGGAGGAAATTGGTTCTCGCAGGGTGAAGCACGCTGCGCTGGAAACCGCATTGGGCGGCATTATCCCGTATGCCGGACAAAAGGTGGTGAGCGCACTCAAACCGTCAACGATGTTTCCGGCGGCGCAAGGGTTCAGCAAGAAAATAGCGGCGGAAGGAGTGGAGTCGGCACGGTGGCTGGAAGCCAAAACGAGAACCCCCGCTGGAACTGGCATGAAGTTTCCCTTAACAGCCGGAGAAGCAACGGGCGTCAAGGGTATTCAGGAGTATGAACAACTTTCAGAGAGAATAAGTCGCTTGGTTGATCCCACCAAGAAACTCCGTGCGGCACAGGCATCCGCCATCACAAAGGGTCAGTACGGGGTAAAAGAAACGCGGGGGGCCATTGATCTAGATTTGGGAATGAAAGTTGCCCAACGACTCGGTGAACTTGAAAGCGGAGTGGCAAGAGGGGCAGCACATTTTGCCCGTACAGGCGTTAAGGAAGCGGAAAAGCAAGCGGCGGCTGTTACGGGCAACCTTGGGCAATCTGTTTTGGATACTGGAGCGCAATTGCGCCAAACGCTCCGCAGCACTGTTGAAAGCAAAAAAGCTGCCCTGAAGGAATCCTACAAGAAGGCTGATGAAGCACGCATGGCGATCACAGGGGCAGAGGAAAGATTTATTGTCCCAACTGAAACCAGCCAGTTAGGCAAGGAAATTGCAGGGGGGGAAACCCTAGTCAAAGAGATCAAGCAAACCTCTCCTCTTCTGGGGCCGAGAGGGGGAAAATTGGCTGATGTCACAACAGGGACAACAACTGAACCCATTAGCTGGGCGGTTCCCGCGTACAAGGAAGCTCAAAGTTTTGCTAGGATAGGGTCTGATCGCCAATCGCTGGCGGCGATGATTGAAGCGCGGGCAACATTCGGGGAGGTAATAGGTCGTGCCAATGCCACCGGCAAAGGAGAATTGGGGGGGGGCTTTTCTGTCGGACAAGCCAAGCGGTTTTACAAGGCGTTAAGCCAAGACATTGACGCGAGCCTAAAGAAGTTAAGCCCCGATGTGGCTGCTTTATACAAGTCAGCACAGACAGATGCGAAGGCTCTTTTTGATAATTACACCCGAAATCCCGTCCTCAACCGCATAAGAAGAGATGCAACCGAAGGGGGCATTGATGAAGTGGGCGACATAATGGCCGTCTTCACGGCTGGTAGGGGTAAGCCCTCTATGCTGCGAGATATGGAGAAGCTGCTTCCTCCAGCAGAATACCTTTCCCTCAAGCGAGGCATATTGGCGGAATTGGGAGACAAAGCGACAGTCCAGATAGGCAAGGGGGAAGCGGTTATAGATTTCGGGGTGTTTCAACGTAACCTAGCAAATCTTCACCCAGAATTTGCACAAAAGTTAGTGGGAGGAAAGGCGCAGTATGTGAGGCTTCAGCAAGCACTAAACGATTTCGGGACAGCAGCAGAAGCGGGGGGGCGGAAGAGCATATTGCAACAACCCGTCTCCGTGGGCCAAGATTCGCTGGATGCCCTGCGAAACTCTCTGGATGACCCGGCGATGTTTAGCTCTGTTAAGGAAAACATTGAGAAAGCTATCAAGCTCAAGGCAAGGCAGAGAAAGGAGTTTGCAAACGAACTCACCAAGAAGATTAGGGCTGGGGAAGCATTGCCAGAGATAAACGCTGACAAATTTATTGACGATTTTGTGCTGGAGGTTGGGGACTACAAGCTGGTGAGAGATGCCCTTGAGAAGTTGCCGCAGGATTTAAGGGAGGAAGTAGCGAGACAAACGGTTCGCAGAATGTTCCAAAAATCAAATGAGATGGCAAGGCAATCTTTTGGTGAATTGGTACTTCAAGAAGAAGCCAGTGTAATCACTGGCTCAAAGCTCCAAAAGTTGATGTACGGGGGGGACGCGCAGAGAAAAATAATACAAGAAATTCTTCCAAGAGAAACGCAGGATTTTATGGATAACCTGCTCAAGTACCAGTTAGCGATTGAAACATCGCGGCGAAATGCTGGTTCAGTGGGCGGCATGGCTAGGGATTACGTCCTTGGAAATTTGTCTGCGTCCGTGGGGAACATGGCAATGGCTAGACTTATTTTCGCTGGGCCTATGCAGTCTTTCCTAAAACAAGCCGCATCATCCCCCAGCGCATTGGACAGGTTAGCGGCGGCGATAGGGCGTGGTCTTGAGTATAAAATTCCCGGTCAAGTTGGGAAGGTAAGGATTCCCGCTGGTCTTGGAGGAGGGAAGCAACTCTTTCCCGACAAGGTTGGGCCATACCGCGTTTTAATAGCTTCAAAGCTGGATGAGGAGGTTCTTGGGCTTGCAAATCTATGGGGTGAAGCAACCAAGGATTTGGATGATATTCAGAGGGAGGCACTTGAAAAAACCTACATCTCCCTGACAGGTGACGCGCCGGAATTATCAGATGACGAAATTGCAGCCTTGGTGACGAAGAAAAAAGTTGCCCCAGCGTTACGCAAGACATTAAAGGAACAAAGGCTTCAACTTCGTATGCCTAGACGAAACAAGTAACCTCACATAGAGGCGTGCTGGGGGGCCGCGCATGAAGGGAAGTACAACAGAAAGTTTCGTTTGTTTCGGAGACGCACACGGGGATATGTGCAGTCGCTCCACCATTGATGCCCTTGAGAAGCACATCGCAGAGTTAAAACCCAAGCACCGAATCTGCCTCGGTGATATGTTTGATTTGCGGAGTCTACGCAAGGGGGTAAGCAATCAGGATTCCGAACATTATGATTCTTTGATGAGCGATCTCACGCAGGGTTACAATATGCTGGAGCGGCTACGTCCCACGGTCTTTCTTAACGGCAACCACGAATTCAGGCTCTACAACACAGCAGAGAATGCAGTCAGCGGCATTGTGCGCCAGTATTGCGCCGATGGCGTGGACAAGCTGGAAAAATACCTGCGGAAGATGGGCTGCAAGGTGTACCCGTATCACTACGACCAAGGAGTGCATAGGATTGGCTCTGTGGCCTTTGTTCATGGCTACACGGCTAACATGGCAGCTGTAAAGCAGCACGCAGAGATTTATGCTGATCCTGGTGGTGCAGTGGTCATGGGGCATATCCACAGGATTGAGGCAGTTCAAGCGGTGCGGCATGGGGGCGCGAAGGGTTACAGCTATGGATGTTTAGCGGATATTCCTAAATTGAAATACGCAGCCCTGCGGCCAGCCACAATGCGATGGGAGAACGGGTGGGTTTTTGGTATTATAGGCAAGGGGAAACAGAACTTTAAGATATGGCAAGCCGAAAGAACAAACGGAAAGTGGATTCTTCCGACAAGCCTCCGCGAGCTTTAACGGAGTGGGCAGAGGCGTTGCAGTCAGTGGTGGAGATTAGCGACGATGTGCCGGACGGCTTTTACACCGTCGCTGAACTCGCGGAGAAGCTGCATATCTCCCTTTCCACGGTGAGGCGGAAGGTGTACGCGATGCGGAAGGAAGGAAAGGTAGAGATGCGGCGATTCAGGAGACAAGGCACGGCGAAGATTTACCCGGTCAACCACTTTAAGATGCTGGAATGAAAAAGCCTCCCAAGACTTGGATAGGTAAGCGCATATCGGTGCGCTGGCTAGACCCGTGCGGATTTGTAAATTCAGAACTCTCACAGGTGGATGTAGCCGAGTGCGTCAGCGAAGGAACCCTAATCTCCGTTGATGAGCGGAAGCTGATCCTACGCACGGCAGTCTACCCCAAGGATACGGGATTCGGAGACTGGACTGCAATCACTCTGGGGGCTTGTGTCAACTGCCGGAAAATCACTTGAGGATGTAGCGGCAAAGCTCAATAAAGGTTTTTCTTGGGCTTCTCTTGGCCTCCACCCGATCCAAGGTATCCACGACAGAGCGGGATATGAATTGAGAGCGCGACATTCCCACGCGCTGGGCCATGTCGTTGATGCGTTTGATTTCTTTATCCGTCATCCGAAAGGCGACGAACGTGGATTTGAGAGTGGACTTCTTGCGTAGTATCCTAGACATCTGCACAAGGTATCCACAGTGTGATACAAAGCAAGTCAGAACTTCACATTGGGAACAAGTTGTTGATGGTGGGAAGGGTCACTGGAAACTCTGCATGGGGGCTAGAGTGCGTCACCAGAGGGACACCCTTTGTTAAATGTGCGCCTTTCCGGTTAAAAGAATAATGATTCAATCAGTTTGCTAAACTGCTGCCCATGTTTTGCTCTCCCCCCACAAAAACCTTATTAAGCAGGGCCATGGCGTCAATTACCTCCCAAAAGAATATGCTTAATTATGAAAGAAATGTCTTGTACTGGAGCCACTGGCGGGTTACTAACCCTCCCGTGCGGGGTTACTTAAAACACTGCACCCGACAAAAACGTAAGCCTAGGATTCAAATGAACATCATTAAGGACAAGAAAAAGAAATCAGGAACCACCCTCTACCGCATTCAATATAAAGCCGATGGCAAACGCCGCCGGAAATGGTTTGCAACGAAAAAGGAGGCGGAAGATTTCGCTTCCATAAGAGAGGCCGAACATAAAGTATTTGGTGAATCTTTGGCTGACCTATCGGCTGATGAGCGGCGGAAACTTATCCTCGCGCACAGCCTTGCCAGTGAGCATGGCATTGACCTCTTCCAGCTAGTGAGCGCAAACGTGGATCAATGCGCGATTAAGGGGAACCGTCTCCTATCTGAATTGCGATGGGACTTTTCCGATTCACTTAAAACGGAGGAACTAGAGGAGGTGTCCATCAAGGCACTTGACCAAACAGTAGCCACCTTTACGAATTACCAAGACATGAACGTGAGCGATATTAAGCGCGACAACATCCTTGAGTTTCTTAATCACAATGGCTGGGCGACCAACACCAAGAGAAGGATGCGTGTGGAACTCCATCGCTTCTTTGAGTGGGCAGTTGAGAAAAGGTATTGCGCTGACAATCCCACCTCAATGACCAAGCGGGAAATCTTGCGTCTCATCGGAAGGTACGAGCCTTCACCGATCACCACACTCACGCCGGACGAGGTAAGGGCGTTGCTTAACTCCTGCCGGAAGCTGTACCCCGCTCTTCTCCCCTACTACGTCATCGGAATTTTCTGCGGAGTGCGCCCCAAGGAAATCACTGGGCGAGGAAAGGGCGATGGAATCCTTTGGAAGAATGATCTGCCGCGTAGTGAGTGGAACATGAACGGTCACGTTTGTTTGGAGACGAACAAGGTTCACGTTAGGTTCGCCAAAACCCATGTCGCACGCACGATTGATATTCACCCCAATGCCCACGCATGGTTGCAACTGGGTGGCACGCTCCCCGTTCCCACCACCAACCTCCGCAATCGGCGCAAGCACATTGAGGCTGATGCCAAGGTGGAGTCACCACAGAACATCATGCGCCACACGTTCGCCTCTTACCATGCGGAGTTCTTTCGGCATGAGACTGACCTGAAAAATGCCATGGGGCATTCCCAAAGCTCCACCGTTCTTTATCGTCACTATAAAGATGTGAGCGTAACACCAAACGAGGCCGAGGCGTTCTGGAATATCTTCCCTTAAATTCGGTTATCAACCTCTTGTGAATAAGCTGTGAGCGGGATGCTCGCAGCTTTTTCTTTTCCGGTTTCAAGCCCAAGGCATACTCGCCTTGATCGCCATGATGCTGACAACAAAACAGGTTGCACACCGACTAGGAGTGACTACTAGGACAATTTACGAATGGGTGAAAGCTGGACGCCTGAAGGCGAGGAAGCTCGGCTACCGCACTCTCCGCTTCCGGTTAGCCGACATCGTTAAGTTTGAAGAAGGCCGTGGATGACTACGAATATAAATCCGGCGTTATCCTGCAGGACGGCGAGGACTTGGAAATCTCCACCCTCCTATCAATCCACGATGTCGCTGCCATCATTGGCGTCCACCACTGCACCATCAGAAGATGGGTGCGTGCAGACAAGCTGGACGCTTTCAAATTTGGAGACGCTGGAAATGCCACGCTACGGTTCCGCGCACAGGACAT